CTATTTCACACAATACATTTATTAGTTCATCGATACGATTGCTTTTTATTTCTTGTATAGTGCCATCATCAGCTTTGAAGTGACCACAAGTAATTTGTTGTAGCCGCATAAGTTGAGTCAGTGCATTCGCTGTGGTTATCATCTTACCATTTAAGATTGCAAGTGCTTCTTTCTTCATCTGCGTATAGACTTTATTTTGGTCTGGTGTTAGCTGCACCACACGTTTCATAAATGTTTTTTTAGGTAAATCTAGACAGTCATCTTTTAATACTCGATAAGAAAAATTTTTTAATTTATCAGACAGCTCACCAAGATTACGATAACCAACGACTATCTGCACCGAACGACCACCAAAATTTGCAGTTTTCATAATAGCATATCTGGTTCTAAACGAGTAATAAGAGTTATGATCTAACAACCATGGATCTAAAAACTCACATTGTTTGTATAAATCTAATGGTGATTTTGTTACGGGTGAACCTGTAAGTATTCTTTTATACTTTGCCTCAACACCAAGAGATACTATATTTTTTGTACGTTTAGCTTCTGGATTTTTTATGGTAGTTGACTCATCAACAGCCATCATAGTTTTGTGTGAATTAATAAATCTAGCTGCAAAATCAACACCATTTTTAGTTGATAGAGCTTCAACATTCATAATTAATATGTGAAGGTCTAAACCAGTTTCAAATAAAGTATTTAATAATTTTTTCTGTTTTTCAGATTTATCAGAGCTTTTCCATAACACCACTTTTTTATAAATGTGATTAGGTAAATGTGTAGGCACCTCTTGATCATACCAATTTTTATACACACCTTTTGGTGCTATAATTAATAAACCATTTATGTGACCTTTGTCATATAACATAGCTGCGTTATCTATCAAAACTTTAGATTTACCTGTACCCATCTCCATAAAATACGCAAAAGCTTTTTTATCCCAAGACATTTTTAAAGTCTTAAGTTGATGTGCGTATGGCTTGGTTTTAAATTTATAAAACATACTTTACTTTTCTTTCTAAAAGGCTATATATAAGTTAAAAGAAAAAAAGTCAATGGCGAAAGTTTATTTAGTACAAGAAGTTCCGATTATCAAATATTCTGATAATCCATCTGAGATTGGTAAACCAAAATTAGATATTACACCGGCATTAAAATATGGTGAAATTGTGGTGATAAGTAAAAGACTTGCACAAATGCAGTTTTCTCCTGGTCCATTAATTTTAGAAATAAAAGAAAAATTAAAAGATTTTAATCCTGAAGAGGATTATGTTTTAAATTATGGCGACCCCAATATAATACAATCTGTGGGTAGTATACTAGCTATAAAATTTAAAAAATACAAAACATTGAAATGGGATAGAAGACAAGAGTCTTATTATTCTATTGAAATGGATTTTACAAATATAAGTTGACAATAAAAATTAGTGGTTTATATAGAAAGCATTAACTAGAAAGAGGATTAAATGAGTGATTTACAAAAAATGTTTATTGAGGATGCACCTCAACAACTTAACGATTTAAATAATCCAGAGTCATTATCTGGCCATGTTTTAGAACTACAAAAGCTAGAAGATGAAATAAAAATGGATGAAGAAAAATTAAATAAAAAGAAAGAGCAAGCAGATAGACTATCACAACAAGTGATACCAGAGATTATGGAGTCCATGAAACTTAAAACTATGAAATTAAGAGATGGATCTGCAATAGAGATAAAAGAAATTTATAGCGCAACAATACCTGTAGATAAAAGGATAGGCGCTTTTAACTGGCTTCGAAACAACGACTTGGGTGATCTAATTAAAAATGAGATCACTGTTTCCTTTGGTCGTAACGAAGATACCAAGGCGCGTGAATACGCTGACCTTGCCGAGAGTAATGGGTATCAGCCTCAACAGAAACTTAAGGTTGAGCCCATGACTCTCAAAGCACTATACAGAGAGCGAGTCGAAAAAAATTTAGACTTACCCTCTGAACATTTTAATCTGTTTAAGGGAAACAAAACAAAAATAACTAGGAGCAAATAACATGAGTCAAGAAACAAGAGACTTAGCGACAAAACAAAGTGGTGCACTAGCGACATTGGACTTTGTATCAGATTCAGGAATGGGTCTTGAGAACATAGACAAGTCAGATCTTGCATTGCCTTTTCTGAAGTTGTTACAATCAGGTTCAGATGAAACTAAAAAGAAACATGCAAAGTATGTTGAAGGAGCAGAAGCAGGTATGTTCTACAATACAGTTACAAAAAAATTGTATAGTGGAGAGAAAGGAATAGAAGTTATTCCTGTCTTTTATAAAATGACATATCCAGAGTGGGCACCTTTTGAAAAAAGAGAGGGTAGACCTATCCACAATGATAGGGGTCCAGGCATCATGAGTCAAACAACTCAAAATGATAGAAATAAAGATATGCTGACAAATGGTAACGAGATTATCAAAACAGCAAATCATTTTGTGATTATTTTGGGTGATAGACCAGAAAAAGCTTTGATGACAATGAAATCAACACAGCTTAAAGTTAGTAGAAGTTGGAACTCACTGATGGAAGATCAGTTTGAAAACGATCCAAAAACTGGCAAAGCTGTACCGGCACCAATGTTTTCTAGAGTGTACAAACTAAACTCGGTAGAGAACTCTGGTAGTTTTACTTGGCATGGATATAATATTAATTTGGTGAAAAAAGTGGATGACGCTGGAGTATACCAAATGGCAAAAGACTTCCATAACTCGTTAAAAAATAGTCAGGCAAAATCAGAGTCTAACGGACAGGACTCTAACTACTAATTCTACCTCTTTTGAGGAGATAGGGGCGGCAAAGCGAGAGTGGAGCCGCTCCGACCCGGGATCTTATGGTTGATGAGTTTATAAAATTATTCACAGGTTACCAAGGCGATTTTGGTATCGCGGATATGTCTTCCGCTCAATTAGATACAGAAAAAAATAAACTTAAACCTAATTACGAATGGGCTGGTAGACCAATCACACAAGGTGATTATAAAGATCACATAGAGGGTAAAATATCTATTGGTATACAACCATGTAGACTAGATAAAACTGCAGAGTTTGGTTGCATAGATATTGATCCAAAGAACTATTCAACATTTAAAATAGAAAATTATCTAGCATTATTTCAACAATATAAATTACCACTAATACCATTATTATCTAAAAGCGGAGGGCTACATTGTTATTTGTTTTTAAAAGAACCAATACCGACTGTCGATCTAATCTCGGCTTTGAAATCTTTTTTACTGCCTCTTGGATTAGATCCTGACACAGAGGTTTTTCCTAAACAGAAAGAATTGAAAGAAGATGATAAAGGAGAGATAAAACCAGGTAACTTTATAAACCTACCATATTTTAACAATGGCAACACTAACAGATATGCAGTTGATAAAGATAATAATAAATTAAATATAGATAAATTTTTACAAGCAGCAGAGCAAAGCAGAATTGGTAAACAAGAACTAGATAAACTAGTTGATCAAACTTATAAAAATATTTTGGTTGGCACAAACGAAGAGTTTGAGGATGGTCCACCGTGTCTAGCTCTTTGCTCTAAAAGAAAATTAGATGATGGCAGAGACAGATTTATGTACAATTATATGGTGTTTGCTAAAAAGAAATATAAAGACAAGTGGCCTGACAGTGTTGCAAATGCAAACTATAATTATCTTGAGACACCTTGGGATAAATCAAAACTAGATTCAAAAATAGCTGCGTGGAAAAAAGATACTGCAGGTCACACTTGTTATGAAGATCCAATACATAGTAAGTGTATGCGTAGTCTTTGTTACTCTAGACCTTTTGGTGTTAAGTCAGATAGTATTACAATGTTTCCAGATATTACAGACTTTGAGATTATTATGTATGCAGAACCAGAATATAGATTTAATGTAGCTTTACCAGATGGAACTAAAGCTGGTGTTGTAGCAAGCAACAGGCGACTAATAACAAAGCAAACAGAGCTACTTGATTTGATATGGGAGCAGACAGGTATCTATCATGAGCCACTAAAACCAAAAGACTTTAGAGCTAAACTAACAGAGTTTAGAAAAAATTCTGTAAAGATAACACCACCAAAAGGAACTCAAATAGAAGATAGATTAGAAGAAGAACTATATCAATATTGTGTAAATGGGCCAAGAGCTAAAAATAGAATTCAAATAAATAGTGGGTCTTGTTTAACAGAGGATGGCCATCACTATTTTAAATTTACATCTTTCATAGATCATTTAGGTGCAAGTTGGAAAATACCGGAAGAGCGTATCGCACAAAAATTAAAAGATAAATGTGAGGTAGAGTTTAATCATTCTCTTAATGTAGATGGCAAAACAATGAAAGTATGTAGAGTAAAACAACTACACATAGATAAAATAGAATATAAACCAGTTGATAGAAAGAAGAGTAATTATTAATGAGATACAAGGTAGTAGGACCACCAGGAACAGGTAAGACTAGAAGGTTATTAAATGAAGTACAAAGATATGTAGATAAAGGTGTGTCGCTAAAAAAGATAGGTTATTTTGCATTTACAAGAAAAGCTGCAGGTGAAGCAAGAGATAGATTTTTAAAAGTTAAAACAGAACTTACTAAAAAAGATATTAAATATTTTCAAACATTACACTCTCTAGCTTTTAATACTCTAGGACTCAAAGAAGAAAATGTTATGCAAGATTTAAATTACAAGATTATTGGTGAAACCTGTGGTATACAAATTAAATATGCTTCGTACGAAATAAATAATTGGAATGGCATATTCTCATCAGATAGTGAATATTTAAGTTTAATAAATTTAGCTAGAGTTAGACAAACATCTGTAATGGATCAATTTGATCTAAATGAACATTTATCAAGAATAGAAAGAGACAAATTAGATGCCATTGAAAAAGAAATTAAAAGTTACAAAGATGTATATGGTTTGATTGACTTTACTGACATGATACAAAAATTTTTAGATAAAGATGTTACACCAGACTTTGATGTTATTTTTATCGATGAGGCACAAGATTTATCTTTGATACAATGGGCCATGATAAATAAAATAGAGAAAGACACTAATTGTGATGTGTGGGTTGCAGGTGATGATGATCAAGCGATATTTGGTTGGGCTGGTGCAGATGTAGATTCATTTATAAATTATGATGCAAAAGAGATACCACTAAAACAATCAGAAAGAGTGCCAAGTATTATACA